ACCCATCTTGTAGCGATCTTCCCACTCTGAGCGAGCCTCACGGTCATTGTTGTAATATGATATAAGTTCTGATGCTGAGTTGTTAAGCTCTTTGTCGGACATATCTTCAGCAAGGTTTGCGTCAAAGTTGCTGTCTGTCTCGACAATATTGTCTAGCTCTGGATCTCCTATGAGAACGTCATCACCAATTTCTTCAACTTGCAAATCATCGGCAGGAGCTGTCTCAGAGAAGGGAGCTATGGATTGTTGAATTGAAATTGGTTCTCTAGCCATACAGAGTTATCCTTCTTCTCTCTTCGTAATCGTCTTCTTCAAAATCATTTGAGTGAGTAACAAACCACCCTTTTCTTAATCTCAGCCAGGCCTGCGTACAAGTATCTACTAAGTCATCGTGACCTTTAGGAAATTGAGCACAGGTGTCAATCAAAGTTTTACACCACTTTTTTCCTTTTGGATACCAAATTCTTCCGTCTTCCAAAAGTGCAGACGATGCGTGAGCTCGTGCCTGTTTGTCTCGATCAGGATTGTAAGCCAGTACAGGCAATCCAGATTGACGTAAATCTTGGAGTAGCGACTGACCTGATGCACGTTTCTCGATCAGGATTGTGTCAGGTTGCCACTCCTCATATGAGTCTTGTGCCATCTTCCTGAGATCAGGATAGCTCACTCGATCATACCACATTTCGAGAACTATGGCGTTCATCTGACCATTCATTTTGAAAACACCCCAAGTTGTGCGAGCTGAGTAGTCAGCAGTTTCTTTGGTGCTGAATGCAGTGTCATACGACTGTAGGACGTACTCAATATCAGGTAGGTCATCACTTTCCCATGGAACCCACCACTCAGCCTTGAGAATACCACCACCCTTTGGAGATGGACGCTGTTGTAGCTGACCAGCTGCTGCATAAGAGCCCAGAGACTGTTCTAGGTTGGAAACTGTCTTTTCATCCATGCGTTCAGGCCAGAGAAGCTCACCCTCCTTGGTGCGTGGATCTGTAAAGCCTAGAGATGACCTGACTGGCGTAGGGTGGCCTATTTCGTATCGAGCTGGCAACATAAGATGATCCCAGTCGTTTCCTAGCTCTTGTGAAAGTATATGACCACATAGATCTTGCTCGTGGAGCCTTTGGGCAATGATAATGAATGCACCAGTCTTTGGATCGTTCAAACGTGTCTGCATTGTCTGGTCCCACCACTCCATGACAGAGGTTCTCATGGCTGAAGACTGAGCATCAGAAGAACTGGCAGGATCGTCAATTAGCACTATGTCACCACCATCCCCTGTGGCTGCACCACCGACTGATGTAGCCAAACGGATTCCTGAAGCTGTATTTTCAAATCTGGATTTCTGATTCTGGTCATCAGTCAATTTGATGTCTGGGAAGTGAGCCTGATACCAAGGGCTCTCGATTAACCTACGGCACTTGGTGCTATCTCTGATCGAAAGTGAGGCAGCGTAGGATGCGTACATGAATTTCATACTTGGATCTCTAGTCCAAGCAAATGCTGGGAGTATAACAGCGGTGGAGAGGCTTTTCATGTGCCGTGGAGGTATATTGATGATCAGGCGTTTGATATCACCCTCGATCACAGCTTGGAGGTGCTCATTTATTGCGTCTATGTGCCAGTTGTTTAGGAATGGTACACCAGGCTCAATCGTCGGCCAAGCTGCCTTCGTAAACGTCTTTAGGCAACGACGATAGCGCTCTGCTTGCACTTTCTCCAGTGTCAGCCCTGCTAAATGCTGCTTCAATAGATTTGAGCTGTTCATCAGGTATCCTTGTTAAATCGATAACGTGGTTTGTTTCCACGGTTGCTGCGATCTCTTGCTTATCCACCCACCCTGCTCTGTTCTTCAGGAAGAAGATGATGGCAGTATTATCACGCTCTACAGTGGCATTCTCGAAGAGAGCATTGGTCACGGCATCAATGCCAAGAGCCTGTCCCCTTTTTATAGCTTCCGAAAATTCCGAATTTTCTGACTGATGAAGCATGAAAGTTGATGTATGAATGCCTAGCATTCCAGCACACTGTTCTTTGGTTAAACCCTTTGCCATAAGGAGTTCTGTCTTCTCAAGAACTTCATCAGTGATCTCGAACTTAGGTCTACCGACTGGATTTTTACTCTTTGCCATCTCTAACCTTTCTTGCAGTGGTAAGCTGTGTTTTTATTAATGTAGTGCAGAATGCACAAAAAAGAAAGACCCACCTAAGTGGGCCTAGTTTGCGAGACAGTGTGTTTGGTAGTCTTATCACCAAGCGAGCATTATGACAACTCCAACGACAACAGCCACTGTGAATGCAATTCCTGCGAGTATTTCTTTTGTGAGGAAGATGATATTATCTGGCTTATCATCGTGGACAGTTATGTGACCTCTGAGGGAGATTGCGATATGTTCACCAGTTTGCACTGGGGTTTCACCAGCTTGTGTGTGGACAAATAGGTTTGGACTTCCCAGTCTTTTGCTTGAGTTATCCTGCAGCCACTTTGGCATTTCTTGTTTTGCCTCGAAGCCTTTAAATTTCCAAGATTTAAGTATCATTAATTTATTCCTTTATTACATAATCATTGCGACAATAATTGTTCCAGCTATAAAGCCTATCAGTGATATTAGCATTTAATCTTCCTCATTAAAAATTGAATTACCTACATCGATTGGCAATTCTATTGTTGATATTCTGAAGTCACAAGACGGACACACTCTCCTTCTTTTGACTGTTGGAAAGCCATAGACTGTGTGAGGTCTTGAGTCTTTAGCCTGTAGTTTTTTCTTACAGTCTGGGCAGTGGGTTACAGCGAGGGTCATGATGCCTCCTTTATTTCACTAAAGGATTTGATTGAGCACTCTTCACTTTCGAGTTGATAGTCTTTGTGATTGTGACAGTTATCAGTGAACAGGAGATCTGGATCTTGATCATCCATGTAATCTTCTATGTGTTGATTATAATATTCCTCTTTGGTGCAGGAGACTTCTGTAGCACCATCTTCAGGATCTAATGTTGGATCGACTTCCACTTCCTGATATGATCCGTAGGCATCATCCACAAACTTAATGAGGTCATCCATATTGATTGTGCATTGGACTGTGTAGATTTTCACATCAGTCTTTTCTATTGTTAATGTGAGGTTCATGCTCCCGCCTCCTTTAGAAAACCATTACCCTCATCAACCCACTGGTCTAGGGACATATGATTTAGTCGGTAAGAATAGACACTGTGGTCAGCATAGTCTTTGATGTTTCCAGTATCGTAAACAAAATAGAAGTAGCCTTTACCAGTGTATAAGTTCAGGTGAGGGTTGCCGATCTTCTTGATGATTTGGTTGCGTGTCATTTCGTATTCCTTTCTAAAAGTTAATTATTTATTTGTTTCACACTCGACACAAATCTTATCAGTGAAGGTATATCCATGAGATATGATTGTTGGGATACCTTTGATGCATTCGACTGAATCTTTCTTTGAAGAACCAAGTCTAACAGCTTTACTGAAGTAGCTATCACCTTTGAGGATTTTTGATGAACAGCAAGAGCAAGTATATTCTTTGTTTGCTTTGGTAGATTTTTTAGCTTTAGCAATTTTTGTAGCTGTAAAGTCTTTGCTGGCAGGATTGATTAGCTTTGCATCGACCCATTTTTTGTAAGCATTGATAACTACAATTCTTTTGTCATCGCCTTTGAAGCTATCAGTAGTTCCTGTTTCAGTGTGTGTTACTTTGAAGTGTGTCATTTTTTCGTCCTTTCTAAAAACTATATACATTATATAGTAGCTATATACAGTAGTATCAACCCCTAATATCAATAAAAGATAAAAAAAGTTTTAAGCCAGATTAAGCTTAACTGGGAGATACCAGCCTTTCCTTCGATCTCTTTCACCTTCATCGAAGTTTCTTTCCCATCGTAGGACGTTCACTTCTTCGCTTTCTTCTGCAGCTATCATGCAAGCGACCATGACTGCGATTGGATCTCCACCTCCAGCCCAGAGCAGGTAGTCATCTGGACTAAATCCCTGCATCACCTTTCGAGCTGTATCGATAGCCTTGCTTGGATTGAACTGTGGTTTGTCTTCAGGCTCGAAGACCACCTGCATTTTGTCAGCATACTTGGCTGCGTCTGTCAGGTCTGGCGTCCACCCAAATTTATTCTCTCGTGGTCTTGTTACGATGTACACTGTGTTGGTCATGTCGTTTCCTTTCTCTAAAACTAATTACGTCAATTTGTCTGATTTATGGCATATACCAAATCTGCCATAATTCGCTCTGCTCTTCTTCCTTATTTATATAGTATATATTATATTATTATTATTATTACTATATATATGTCATACTGTCATACCCACCCCTACTACCCCACTTCTATGGGTATGGGGGGGAGAGTAGAAAAGTGCTCTAAGGTGTCTGCCAATATGACATAAATGCCATAAATAGTTTTATGCCTTATTTTATTGGGTGATAAGGCGTTTTTTGCACTGTCATAAATACTGTCATAATTAATGCCATTAATACAATTTGCCATTAATCCACCAAGTTTGCAGGTCTGGAGAGTGGATGGAACAGGTCATTGTCTGACTTCTTGTAGAAGATATGTTTTCCAATCCGTCTAATTCTTTTGAGCTCATCATCATCAGCCCAGTAAGGATGCACTGTATCGTTGTGATAGTGGGTAGCTTCAGATCCGATCACACTGATGTAGTCACCCTCCTTGAGCATCAGTTCTGCGAGAGCCTTGGATGTTCTCAGGGAGTTCTCTTCTCGTGGAAAATCGGATCTCCCATCGCACCACCAGCTAAACTGACAGCCCTTTGAGTTATCTTGCAGGACAACTTCACAGATATCATCTGGGTAGTTTGGTGAAGCCACTCGATTGAGCGTGACCTCTGCAACTGCTATCTGACCTTGAATTGGTTCTGACCTCGCCTCGAAGTAGATGTTTAATGCGAGACACATGAGTGCTGTATTTAACATTACAAATTACCCTTGGGTTCATATCTAAC